CAATCTGCGTTTTATTCGCCATCCAGTTTGCGGTAACAATCCGATCCTCATCCGCAGGGGCCGCGACAGCGCCCTGGCCCACAAGGCCGATCTCCAGTTGTGTCGCGTTAAGGATGTTGCGCGCTGTGATTTCCAGAGCAGGCGGAACAACGAGCGTCACGGCGTCAATGAAGATCGGTAGGCCGTTCTCATCAGTCTGGTTTTTTAGTACCGTGTATGCCGTCTGGAGTGCGCTGATTGAGAGTTCCGGGTTACTCGTGACGACGTTGTTATTCGTCGCGTTGTAGACAGCCGCGAGCGGTCCCGACGTGCCTGCATAGAGTTCAGTCACGAACTTCTCTTCACTCCGGCGGGCGCCTGCTGCGAGCTTGGTAGGCAGCCGATCAAACGCGCCCAGGTCATCATTCACGAGCGCTTCCATCGTTAACTGGATCTTGCTCACGTACTTCTTGACGGCGTAATCAGTAAGTTCCCGATCTTCCACGGGCTTATAGCCCACGCCGGTGGTACCTTCGGGCGCCTCAGTGAGCAACTGATCGCCGCCGTACACCGCGAAGGTTTTCACGTTGCGGAAGTCGGGCACCATTCGGCGCTCGGCATACTCTGTCCAGGACGCGCCATACACCATATAGTCAGCAGCCAGGCGACGGCTCAGGATATCCCCAAAGAGGTTGGGAAAGTCGCTCGTGCTCATGGCCTCACGAAGCGGGATGCGCGTCTGTCGCGTCCGTAGGTTGTTGAGATACACCTGAGCTTCGTACAGGCGTTGTTTGTATTCGGTTGTGTTCCGGTTAACCTGTGCGTTCTGGCGTGCGAGCGCTTCAAACGTCGCCGCCTGCACCCCATCGGCCTCCATCAGGCCCGCAAAATTCATGTTGTTCATCACCGCACCCCCCGCGCCGCAATCTTGGCGCGCTGCTCATCCATGCCGCTAGCCTGGAATGCCTCTGACAGTTTCGCGTCCAGATCGGCATCCGTAAGCACAGCAGGCGCGCTACTGCCCATCCCGCGAATGAGGCCCGACGGCGCCGCCTCTGCTAGTTCGACCCATGCCACATCTGCGGCTTCTTTGATGTGCTTGCTGAACTCGGTATAGTCAATTGCCATACCATCCTCGGTATACGGGATGTTGCGTTCCAATTCTCGCGACAGGCGGGCGACCGTGCGCTGCGGGAGTTTGCTATCGAGCCGCTCTTGAATATAGTGCCGCGCCTCAGTCAGCAAACGCGCCTGCCGCTCTGCCTTCAGCGCCCCTTCAAGTTCCGTTCGCACATTGACATGTGCCTGATTGGTTTCCTCCAGACGGGCAAGCCGCTCCTGGAGTGCCGTGAGTTCCTCTGGTTTCACTTTGCCCCTCCGGACTTTTTCAGTTTGACGCGCCTCCACTAGGCGCATGACATTCGTGCCATCGTTTGTGTGCGCTTCCATCAGGCGCGCCACTCTTCCGCCCGCGCCTGCACGCGTGACGAAATCTACACTATCGGCTCTGATTAACTGCTCAATAATGCGACCCTTCCGCCCATCCACCTCGCCAGTGCGATATGCGCCGTGTGCACGGATGGATACGTCCAGATCCTCGCCAATGGCCGCAATGAGCGGGCGATGATTGTTGTAGTACTCGATATCGGCATACAGGCCGTCATCCATCCACACCGCGTCACTCGCCAGTTTGCCTGCCAGATCGCGGATGTCACGTTCGGGCCGTTCGGCTTCCTCGGTTTTTGTCGGGTGATTAAGATACAGTTGTGTGCCAGTGGTGAACACATTCGGCCCATCGCGGCGCAGCACCTCTGCCGGGTAGTAGCCCATAGCGCCCCATCCAGGCGTGATGATGCGAATGAGGGCGCGTCCGTTACGCTCCTGCTCGCGCAACCTTGTTTCAGCGAGAAACGACGCCTCTTCCATCTCGTCATCTTTGTACGCCTCATCGGGCGTCATCTCGTCTATCATCTCTTGCAGCATCTTCATCGCGTCCATAACACGCTGCATGTTGCGCTTGTTGAGCTTGCGCCCCGCCTCCTGGATAGCGTTTTCGAGGGATGCGGCGGCCTCTTCGGCTTCGGCGAACTGATGATCATCGCACGTCATATCGTCCGACGTCTCGAAATCAAAGCGCGTGCAAATGCTGCCCCGGCGAAACTCGCAATTACCGCACGTCCCCGGCCCATCAGCAGCGCGATAATTCGGTGCGTCTGCTTGCGCTTCGGTTGCACTTTCCTTTTCTTTATCCATCTTTCTTTGCCTTGCTATCTCGTTCGACCAGCGCCGCCCATCATCGCCGCCCCATAAATCCCAGGCAATGCGAAACGTCGTAGGTACGCCATCTTCCAGAGCGTAATGCTTATCACGATTGGCGCCGTGGCGGGCAAAGAACCTGACCATCCGTTGAATGGTGTCTGCTGAGATGTTGCGCCCATTCGCCAGGTCACGCGCCCGCGCAATGCCGACATCAGTGCCGCCGCGCTCGTACTCGTCTCGCCAGTCCAGCGCCCGCTGTGCGGCGTCTCGAACACCTTGCGGCGGCGTGTAACTCTCGGCCTCTTGCGACGTGACGTTGATGTCGAGCGCGGTCTTTTGATCATTGGCAGCGTCGCGGCTGTCGTGCCTACCCACAATCTCACCATCGTCCTTCACGACGCACCACTCATCATCACCACACTGGCGGACGGTATAGGGCATTACTGAATATGCCACACCGAAATTTCGGCGCCCGCGACACCTGCTGCCGATGCAACGCTACTCACGGCGTAGCCGAAGAACACGCCATCGGTGTTGAGGTTCAGCGCGCTGCTTTCGGTGGCACTCTGCGTACTGTCGTAATAGATAGCGTCCCCTGCCACCACGGTCGTCTGCACGCGCCCATCATTCGGGCCGCTATACGGAATGACACGCACCGTCGCCACGTAATCGCCGAATAGTACAGTCGTGTCGGTTGCATCGTTCTGGCCGTCGCCCTCGTCGGTGATCGCGACGCCGGTGATACTATTCCACAGCACCGGGTCGCCGCTGGCGGGCGTCGCCGGGTGCGTCACCGTCACCGACCGTCCGTAATCGCTCAGGTACTCAGTGATGTTTGTTGCCATGTTCCCTCCAGAGAACAAAAAAAGCGGCGCACTCCCCCGAAGGAGAATGCACCGCTTATCTTTCGATATTCAGTGAGAATAATATTCAGTTCTGCCGCCAGTATACCCCACTGGCGTGCGCGCTGTCAACTATTGGTGAACTCTGGTCATTGGTCAGTGCCTTCCTTTCGCGCCTTCCGCTCCTCTCGCACCTGCCTGAATGTGCGATACGGTTGCACGCCTGTGTGGTTTTGATGCGCGACCTTCACGATTGCGGCCCAGATCAACCCGCCAACCAATGCCAGTACAGCCCACAATAGAACCATCCAAACACCAACGCCCGACAAAATAAGCCAGGCAAGCAGCACAGCGTAGCCAAATGTGATTATAAGTCTTTCGTGTTGCTCAATCACACTTCAATCTCCTTTCATTGGTCGTTATCCTAGTCGCTGCACCGTGAATACTCGTTTTAGTCTCATCCCTACACCCCCAACTCGCCTACTTTACAATCTGACCGTCACGGTACGGCGCAAGGTTGGCGCCTGCCATAATGGCAGCCATTGCATCGGAAAATACACCGGGGTGCTGCCTGATAAAATTGGAGATCGTTTCCGGTGTTTCACCAGTCAGATCGCTTGCTTTCGCAACCTCTTCCGCCTGTCGGGCAAAAAATACATACTCATTAGGTATCCCCGTCATGATATTGGCACTCAGGTTCATTTCTAAAGAGCGCGCACGAAACCTGTCATCCTTCCGCATACGCTCTTTCTCCATCGCCTCTACCCATGTTGCCCAATCCATTTCTACACCCCCAATCCTACTACTTAGTACCTACTAATACAGCCCTCAATCTCGCCATCGCGCCGTTCGCGCCTGGTGAGCAGGGTACGGGGGAGATCATAACGTCGTTCGATAAGCACGGCTAGTGAGATCACCTGTGGGCGGATGCGCTGCTCGGACGTGGGTAGGAGTTGCGCACATTCCACGAGCGGCGGGTGTAGTTTGAGTAGCGCCTCGCGGATCTTCTGCTGATCACTCATCGCGTGCCCTCCTGTGTTGTACGGCGCAGCGGCAGCCGGGAAATCTCGGCTCGTGATAGTCGCCCGACGGGAACGCTTGCGCCATCGGTATCCAACCCACCGCTGCGTTTTGCCTACACCCGTCGCTCACCCGATCATCCCCCGTCGTAATCCAGCGATGCTGCATGCGGATACCCTCCCGCTGAATGCGCTCGGCTGCCTGTCGTTGTGCGGTACCGTATGCGTTCGCGGTTTCGGTCACGGCTACCAGTTCAGCGCGATTGCGTAGGTGTCGCTGCGGTTTGGGCGCGCTGAACTCGGCAAAGCGGGCGCGCAACTGGCGTGCCATCTCAGTATACGACGTGCCCTGCTCCATCCCCTCGACCATCAACGTGCGGATGTAATCCCGCGTCGTGTCGTTGATCATCGTGACGCGTTGCGCGCCGTAATCGCGTAGGAATTGCACAGCCTCCGGATTGTCAATGTCGAAGGCAATGCGTAGGCCTGCCTCCCGCTGGATGTCTTCATTGCCAACAATCCAGGACGCCCGCGCCGCGGCTTCTATCGGCGACGTCATGGCCTGCTGTGTCAGGCGCACAGTGTCGAGCCAGGCAGTAACCCAAATGTTTTCTGGTACACTCTCCTGGAGTGGCGCCGGGAACGCGTCTCGCAACTTCCGCAACTCTCGCAAGAATGTATTTGATTGACGTTTGAACGCATCAGCCATCGCTCGCGACAGGCGGCGCTCTATCGGACGTAGGCGCCGGTCGCGCTCGTTTGTGCCAAGTGCCTCAGTGATGCGATCAACGGTGGTCATGTGGAGGGTTCCCGTTCCGGTGGCTTGGGTAACCGACGCCAGTGCGAGACAGGTATATCAGACATTGCATAGCCGTTGCTATCAGCTATAAAAGACAGCCCAACCCAAACACGCTCTTGCCCATATTGCCCTCTCCACACATAACGCGCCAGGTTGCACCCTGCATTAAAACTGTCAACACACCAGGCCAAAACGGTTTCACCCGGCTCTGGTAAAGCATCATGCACGCTAATCCATTCCATCATGCCTTCTCCCGTTTCGGCGGCTTGGGTAGATGTTGCCAGTGCGAGACTTGTACGCCAGTCATCGCACATCCTTCTTCTCCGAGGAGATGTGATACCCCTATCCAGGTGTAATCTTGCTGCCCCGGCCCTTTCCGCACACAACGCGCAAGGCTGTAGCCTTCGGCGCCCCACGTGAGTACAATCTTATGAGGCTCTGGCAGGGCATCATGGACGCTAATCCAGCCGGACACCTCTGGCTTGTGCTTGGGCGGCGGCGGGGTGAATACCGTTTTTTGTGGAACATTCCACCAATCCCATCTCATCCATCATCCTCCCCTCGCACCGCTTCCGCAATCCGCCGCGCTACCTCTTCCATATCCGGAGGCGTGCCATCGCCAAAGTCGCCGGGCTGCCAGTCGTCGGGGTACATCGCGTCCAGTTCCTTATCTACATCCTCAACACCGAGCGCAACGAGCAGGAGGCGCGCTACCGTGCGGGCGCTCACTGTCTGCGATTGGTACGCCGTCGTGATCGCCTCAACACGCTCTTTCACATCGATGTTGATGATCTCTGGGAAATCGATCACGATGCTGCTGTCGTATGGCTCGCCCGTTTCGGGGTTTGTTTCCCAATCCAGGGTGATGGTGTCTTGCCTTGGGTCGGCCTCGTCTGGATCTTGCTTCACATCCGCCATATCTGCCAGCGCGCCCTGTGGTGCCATCGCTGCGTTCTTCACGACATATCCGAGGATGTCTTGCAGCACGTTGCGCCACATCTCCTGCCGGTTGCGCATCATCAGTTCGGTGGGTCTATCCAGGCTCTTCGCTGTGGCGTGGTTGCCGACATCGGCGTCGCCGTAAAACACCTCAGGAATACCCGCTGCTGCTGCAACTTGCAGCAAGAAACGGCGCCCATCCTCCGGCGCAACCGACAGCCCGCGAATGTTCAGCGGCTCGTAATCGGCGTCATTGTTCGCACGGATGAACGCGCTGCCGGTGGCGGTTGCCGGGTTGGTTTCGCGCCGATCATGGCTGCTAATGGTTGACGCCAGTTTGCTCTTGGCCTTCGCCACGCCGCCCGCACCGCCACCCGTCGTCACCTTGACAGCAATGCGGCTCACGGCCTGCGTGTAACTGTGGATGCTCTCCAGAAATACTTTGTACGCCTTTGCCCAATCCATCTGGGCATACACCGTTGACAATCCGAACTGCCACCATGACATGCCGCCCACCTTGACGTGATAGATCGGCGCGTCCCATTCGATAGCGATGCCATTGTGGGTGTCTGGCTTTTGGCGCGGCGTGTAGCGCCAGTCGGGATAGTACGCGGCGCGGTAACCGCCTTGCATGCCTGTCTGCGTCCAGCGACGCAGATAGAACCACGGCTCTTTCGCGTCGTCTGGGTTGCAGACGATTTCCTGGATTTCAGCAAGCGGCACACTCCGCACGCGGACGCGCCCAGAGCGTTGGTTCGTGAAGAGCACAAAGAAGAGGTTGCCCGACACTTGCAGATCAACATCCTTCCCCATCATTGCCTGCGTTCGGGTGAGTTCGGCCTGGTTCCGCTCATCATCCCAGAACGCCTGGAGCACGTCGTTGATCTCAGGGTTTGGCGCGCTCACCTGCACGCCCTGGCCGAAGGTGTAGAAGGTTTTGACATTGATGCCCCGCTGAATGAGCGGGTTCTTGAGATACATCACTTCGGCAAGGTTCGCTACTTCCTGGATAGATTGCCGGGTGAATTGGTCGCCGCTGCCGTGCAGTTGCTCCCATCGTGACTCCGGGCCGTACAACTCCAGTTCAAGTTCACCGATGCGGCTTTCCAGGAGAGAGGCGAGCGCCTCGAAGTACGCGCCCTCATTCATTGGTTGCGGTTGTGTTTGATACGGCATGCCGTTCGGCAATACAAGCGTGCTCATACGTTCACCACCCCGATATCCCTGGAATGTCATCGGTGTAGTTGATGACATAGCCGACTGGCGGGTGCGCTGTGAGATAATACGCGCCTATCGCCAAACTCATCACGCAGTCTTGCACCAGGTTGCGATCATCCCATTGGTACCCCATCAACTCGCGACGCTCCTGTTCTGTCCAGTCTGCCTTGAGTGCACCTTGCTCAAGCAACAGTTGTAATGCCTGGATAGCCTGCACCTTGCTCTTGCTGCTCGTGACAAACGGCTCAGCAGGCACGGCAAGATTTTCAATTAGCGGATCGCCGATGCCATTGCTTTCAATGACGAGCTTCCCAGGATAGTGGTTCCATGCCTGCTCTATGTGCTGCTGTATGACCGGATACGGCAGACGCTCCAGGCGCTCGTGGTAGACGCGCTGAACGGGCTGTACTGACACGTCGAACACGTTGATCACGGTAGCGTCCTGCCTACGTCCAACGTCTACACTGGTCAGGTACGCGCCCGTGCGATGTGGCGGTTGCTCACCTACAGCACCGTGCGCGGCATTGGCGACATCAGTTTCGTCAAAAACTGCCGTGTCACTCTTCACAAACTGCGCAAGGTATTCTTGCTCGAATACAACACGGGGCAATTCTTGACGAGCGGATTCTATCTCTTCGGGGCTGATATGCGGATTGGTGCTTGTGGGCATTTGCCAAGCGCGCCATTGCGGATCGCTGCCCAGACCACGCTGGAAACATTCCCAAAAGAAATTGCGCCCGCGTGGGGTACTCAGTAGCCATGCATCGCCGCGATGGTCTGTCAATGTTGGCCTTATTACTGCTTGCCAGGCATCAGCCAGGTCGCGGACCATTGCCGCCTCATCAATCACCACCCGCGCATATTTACGCCCACGCACCGACTCGCGCTCCAAACTCCACATATCCACAACCCCGCCTGTTGTAAGTTCCAGTCGGTTTTGTTGTACCGATACACGCGCCACAATTGGCGACAGGATACGCGACGTTTCCCGCCACACTTCCGCCAACATCTTGTAAGTTGGGATAAAATAAGCAACTGGCTTGCCTACCAATGCCGGATGAATGAGGCGATCAATACCGAGCGTCGTCTTGCCCCAACGCCGTCCGCAAGCTACCACGTTATAGCGGTATGCCTCACGTGTAACCTGCTGTTGAGCACTATGGAGTGCGTTCAGAAGTATCTGTGTTGTCTGAGTTGTTGACATAGACAATCTCAATACGTTGCTGTTGAGAGCCATCCTGTTGCACGTGCTGGCGTTCTCGATATCGTTCAGGCCGGTGGCCCTTCAATAAAAATATAAGCAGGGTGTCACTGCCATCAAAAGCCCGTCGCCGCGCCTCATCTTCTAACGCATCGACACCGATATCAAGCGCGTCTCTCCAGGCTTGCGCAAACACAGGATCGGCGTCACGCTCGCGGTATGCCGTCATTCGACCAATGCGTGCACGCTTTGCAGCTTTAGTGACTTGCCCATGTTGCCGCAATGCCTCAAGAAAAACGGCTTTCCATTTTTTTTCTTGTGTACCATCTGTCTCAGACA